GTGGTTAATGGATGGATCTATAGGATGGTTCATGGGGCGTGAAAGTCGCCCCGTAGATGTCGTCATTGTCGCCTCGTCAGGGATTTCCTGTCGCCCCGACAGATTGTCGCCCCGTAATTTTCCGAGGTTGATCTGGTAGAGGTGCGGTCTGCGATCCTCTCTGCATCCGGCTGAACCGCCAGAGTGCTTGAACATTCTGATGTAACCCTCGCTGACCAGACTGTTCACCGCCCTCTGTACGGTTCGTACCGAGATTGATGCCTTCTTTGCGATCGTTGCCTGTGATGGGTAGCTCTGTGTTCCCTCATCGTTGGCGTGATCAGCGATCACTAGAAGAACCATCTTTTCTACGGTGGGCAAATCTGTGCGCCAAACCTCTGCCATTAGCCGAATGCTCATGCCTTCCCTCCCTCGTTACTCTCTTTCTGATCTGTCCTCGCAGGTTTCGCAATATACGCCGCCGATCAGTAGAGCTGATCTCTTGCAGCCTTCGCATTGTCCTGGGTGCATTTTGTCTCCCTTCACGCATTCCATGATTTGTTGGTAGCTGATGCCGTATCGACTCAGTTCTGTTATTGCTCGAGCTCTCTGGTTTGGATAGCGGTCACGATCTAATAGGGCTGTTCGCTCTACGCTGGTCATGCCTCCCCAAACTCCATATGTCTCGTTTTCAAGTGCGTATTTCAGGCAATCTGCCCAGATTGGGCATCTTGCGCATATGGATCTCAGCGCATTGATAAATTCGTACTGCAGAATGCTGCGCTGTTCCTCGACCGTGTAGAAGAGATCGGTGTATGCGTGATCTCTGCACTCGGCTTTTTCCCACTTTACTTGGTCGTACTGGGGCATCCCTTTTCTCCTGTTGGATCGTAGTACGGACAGTAGTCTTTGCAGAATCCAACAAATTTTTCTGGGGCAGGTGGTTCTTGATCTAACCGACTTTTGATGTCCTCTAGCCAGGCTAGGGCTTCTTCGGCAATTAGTTCGCTGTATGGCTCTTGGATCACTTTTATGTCACCCATTTTGCCGTCTCTTGGGATACCTACTAGGGCTACTTCTTTTACTTCGTAGCCGTTTTTGCTCAGTAGCCAGCCGTAGGTATGGACTTGCCAGAGCTTTTGTCTGTCGTTGAGGTAGCGCAGTCCAGACTTTGTTGATGTCTTGAAGTCCACGACCAGCCCTCTGTCTTTGATGAAGAGATCGCAATGTCCTCGTAGTCCGTTGTGCTCGACTTCGATCTCGATCATGTAGTTGTCGCCGAATGGATCTTGTCTTTCCATTACTTTTTCCATGCCGGCGTGGATAAATGTTCCCAGGATCGCGCCGAGGCTTTCTGTCGGGTTCATCTTTGGCGTTTGTTTTAGTTCGTGCCAGACCCTCCTGCGGCATCCGCCCAGGCTGCTTGGGCCGATGTCGACTTGTAAGGATCTATCTCGCTGTTGATCGTATCCCTGGAGTGACTTAGTCACCATATCTTGTAGATCTATCATTTTGTTCCCCTTGCAATAGCTGCTGCGCCTAGCATTCCGGATTTGAATAAGCCATCTCCCAACGACAGACTTTCAATTTGTGCCTCGATCTCTTTAGCTATTTTTTGTCGCATCTCTTGTTCAATGACTGGTCTGATTGCATGATCCATCAGGTCACAGATTTCGCAGTTTTCGTCTTTATGTGGGTGCTCGATGTTTGTCATGCGATCTCCATGCTGGCTCGGACTGATGCGCTCATTGATTGAGCGATCTTCACTTGTGTTTGCAGTCTCTGCACATTAGCTCGAGCTGCCTTCACTTTGGCTTCTTCAACCGCAAGTGTCAGGTGTTGCTCTTGGTTTGCTATTAGTGCCATGTCCTCGCGCTCGCCGACTGTGTAGTTTCTGCCGGTCGGTGAGGTCTTGCCTGAGAATTCCAGTCTGGTTTTTGCCAGACCAATTTCATATTGCGCTACTGCCAGGTGGTACTTGGTTTCGCATTCCACCAGATCGGCATGCGCTTGATCGACTTCTTTGCTAAGTGTGTAGAGCCTATTCTCGATCTGCTGAGGTGTCACTACTTGTGTCATCTTCGCCCTCCTTTACGATCCGTAGGCCCTGTGCTTTTTGTTTCTCTTGGGCGATGATCAGCTTGGTTGCATCGGCTGTCAGGTCGAATGGATCTGCCATGAGCTGGAAGCCGGTTTTCTCGAGGGCTTCTCCGAGTGTTTCGGGAAAGGTTTGTAGTGCCTCTGCCACCACACGGATCGCTTGTGCATTCTGGATCACCGCAATTACGAAGCCTTGACTTGGTTTGAATTTATTCTGCTTGTCACTCATAGAAGCATCCCTTCATCTGCGCATCGCCAGACGATGCAGTCGTTGCCGTATTTGTTTTTTCTGGTTGTTCCTGTGTCGATGATGAAGCCATCTTCGACTAGGCCGCCTCGGGTTGGTCGGACTGTGTTGCCGTCTATGCCCAGGGTTGCCTCTATTTCGTAATCTGTTGCTCCGCGCATTCCGCATCGCTCTATGAAGTCATAGACCATGCGCCGCTTTGTTCCTGTTCGCGGCAGGGCTTTTTCTGCTGCCATGATCGATGTGCGCTGTGCGTTCTTTGCAACCTTGATGGTGTTGCGATCGAGCGCGGTCATGCTAGTTGAGCCACTCTCTTGTTGATCGCATCGAGGAGGGTTGTGTTGTCTACTCGGACATGAAGTAGTGGTTCAGACTCTTTGTAGAGGGCTTTTAGTTCGTCTTTGGTCTGGACATGCGGCACTAGAGTCAACAGAGCTGCTGCTTTAGCGATCTGTTCTGCTGTTGGTGCAGCTGCAGTCTTGGACTCTTTCTCAGCTGCTTTGGCTCGCTCGACTTTCTCCATCTCGTTGCGAGTTGGTCGTGTTGGCTTTTTGCTGTTTGGATCTACGCCGAGGTATCCGGCCATGCTGAGTGCGCGACCGGCTGCTGAGGTGCTGCAGTTTTCTAGTGCGCTGTATCTATTGACTGGGCTTGATCCAACCATTTCCTCTGCGTAGTCAACCGCTTTGAGTAGGTCGCCGTAGTAGACCGATGCCTTCACGATGTATTGCAGCGGCTTGAGTGTTTGTGGATCTCGGATGATCTCTACGATCTCTGTAATCAATCGTAGATCTGGGTGGTCTGTGTGAGCTCGCTGTAATCTTTCAGCGACTGTTTCATATGCGTTTAGATCGAACGCCATTGCCTTGCCTTCCTGTTGGGGGGGCGCGTTGCGCCCTCGGGTATGGCCCACAATAGGGGCTGGGGCTGACAAGTCCAGCATCCTGGCCGATCTGGGAGTGTCACGCGTGTAATCAGTGGCATACTCGGTCTGGCAGGGGGTCGCCATGTCAGCCAAAGTCCACATCAGCTTGTTCAACCTAATCGTTGAGGTCGAATCGGATTCCAAATATCCAGATCAGATCTCCGATATGAGTAATCGCGCCATCGGGTTATTTATGGGCGCAATCGAGTTTTGTAAGGCTAACAATTTAGATATTCGCAGCGATGATGTTGATGATTTCATTGATGAGGAAGATGCCTGATGTGTCTGTCCTGCGGCGATTGCACCAAGCAGCATCCCTACTCAACCGATGATGCTATCGATCTAGCTGAGGCTCTGGATCTCTAGTCCAACCAGACTTTGTATCCGGCTGTCACTCGGCCTTTTATTGGATCTATAAAGTGCAGTCTTTGTGATGGGGTTGCGCTTGCTGCCAGCATCACTCCGGCATATCTGTTGTCGCTCTCTGTTGATCCGGTTTGATAGACCGCGCCTTCACCATTCGCCATTGGCCATTCTGCGTGTGTGTGGTAGTGGCCAATGTAGACATCTCTGAAATCCCAGGCGTATGCGCCGCTTCTCCATCTATTTGCGTGTTGCACGATCGCTGCTGGGCTAGCAAAGCCGTTGCGCCCTACTTCATCTCCGTGAATCAGTAGTGCTTTGTAGTTGCCGATCTGCACTCGCTGTATGTCCTCTGGGCATTCCTGCCATGTGAGTCGTTTTTCGTTTTGCAGTAATTGTCGGGCGAGCTCGTAGCACATGCGATCGAAGTTGTCGGATCTAGGGACATTGTCTCTCTTTGATCCAATCCGGCCGTGATTGCCCCACTCTGCCACGACTGTTACCTTTTCATAGTTGGCGAGCGCGTATCGCACCACATCCACGCAGAGCCTTGAGACGGTGACATATTGCTCGAATAGGGTTGCATCTATCTCGAAGGCTTGGTTTGGGAAGTTGAATAATCCCTCCACCATGTCGCCGCCGAACATGATCGTGCAGTCTTTTACTGGGTGGTCTGCTCTTTGTATGTCTGTGATCCGTACTGCGCGTTCTGCGAATTGCATGACTCTTTTGCGCATAATCTTAGAGTTGTAGCTTGTTGTCCGTTTTGCTCCCTGCCAGTCGGTCATGTGCCACAGGGCTACTTCAGGTTTGCCTTTGCGTTTGTCGATCTCTGGCTCTGCTGCCTCTGGGATCGGGCCGTAGGTCAACATGGCATCGTAGGCGGCTTGGTGTGTTGCCTCAACCAGGTCGTCTGTCTTGGTCTTTGCTTTAAGCAGCTGCTTTTGCAATCGCATGATCACATTGCGCAGCTCTCGCACATCTGAGGATTCGATGCCCTCTGGCAGATTGTTTAGGTGATTTTCAAGGCTCATTGAGTGACGATTCTGTGTCCTAGTTTTGTGTAGCCTTCTTTGTCTAGCCAACTATCTTCATGATCGTAGTTAGCGAAGAGTCTGACTGTTTTCAATGCATCCATCATTAGGGCTATCTGGTATGGCGGTATTGGATCTATCTGTAAAAGTGCTCCCCAGATCTTGCCTATCATTTCGAAGTTTTCGAGTGCATCGCCATATTCTTGTTCTCGGCTTTGTAGGATTTTTTCTACTTCGGACATTGACAGTCACCTTTGCGATGCGCTCTCATGCTATCGCTTGATGTCTTGTAGCCCTCTTGTCTTAATGCCTTGACGATCAGGTTCATGGGGATGCCCTTTTCCCATGCTTTATCAAGTGCCTCCTGATCTTTCTTCGGAAGGCTGTTGTAAAGGGATCTATAAGCGCATCCGCTTGATTTGCGTGGTCTGTTCGCTAATTCCTCGAGTTTGTCTGCGAGTGCCATTTCCCACCTCCTTGCATACCCTAACACTCATGTTGAACTTTACATAGGAGAAAGAGGTCAGATTTTAAGTCTGACCCCTTTTGTTTCCCGATGGAGGTTGGGAAGTCTATTCAGCTTTTTTCTTTGGCTTTGCTTTTTTCTTTGTGTCCTTCTTAGCGAGCTTGTCTAGCTCTGCTGTTACCCAATCGGCTACTCGACCAAACGCCGGATCATTCTTGTCGATGCCTCGGATTGCTGGGCCTACGATCGCAGCTGCTGTTGCTAATCCTAGTGCTTTGAGATCAGTTACTCCTGCGAGGTAGAGGCTGACCGCAGTTAGAACAAAGTGTCTTAGTGCGGACTTTAGTGCTTGTACTTGTTGTGCTTTCATCTGTTACTCCCTTGAGAGGTCGTGCGACCGCAATTACATATTTGTAATGGCGTTTTCTTTTATACACTCCATCGCCGTTGGCCTGTGATCCTGCTTTACCGCTACTGGTGTTTCCTTCAATGCAGGTCAGCGTTTTTGTGAGTGGGTTGTTCTTGACAACAATACCGATGTGGTCTGCTGCCGAGTCGTCATCAAATTGGAAGAACGCTAGGTCGCCTGGTTGTGCCAGTCCGATCTGTACGAGCTTCTTCTTCTTTGTAAACCAGTTAAGTCCTAACTGGCATGATGCAAAGCCTTTGGAGTTGGTTGCTGCTATGTATTTTGAATATCCGGCTTTATGAAAAACCCAGGAGACGAACATGGCGCACCAGGGTTGGTAGTTCAGTCCATACCACTTGCCGTATTTTGTATCGTTGTTTGTGCCTTCTTGGAAGCCTAGTTCGCCCTCCGCGATCTCAATGACGCTCATTTTCTCTCCAGCAGTAGTCGGTATATCTCGTCTACGCGTGACTCTAGCTTGTCCACTTTGGCATCAATATCTTTGACTTTGTCTTTGATACTTGATCCACCGTTTGGTTTGAGTTCAGCCAGGTAATACTTAACCAAGTGCCTCACGCCCATCGCGTGTGCTCCGATGAGTGTCGTGATTCCCACCGCGACTCCAACCCATTGTTCAATACTCATAGCGTCAAATAGTAACAGTTACGCAATAATTGCAACGCCGTTGAGAATTATTTTGGATGTTGCATCTAGGACTGTAGGTGAGTTGTGATCCACAATATCCGAGCCACCATTGGATGTTGGCGACCATAGATACATATCGGATGAGCCTTGTGCTAAGAGTCCAAAGATTGTGTAGGTATTGCCGTTGTCTGTTATGTATCCAGGAGCTACAACATCGTGTGCAAATGTTGGGAAGCCTCCAGGCAGCGTAAAGTAGATCTGTCCTGTTCCCCAGTTTGTTACGGTCGTTCCTAGTATCTCTGCGTAGGCGGTTAGCATCTTGCCCACGCGCTCGCCTTCTACGGTTACTGGGTTTCCTGTGTAGGTAATGTTGTTGTTTGTGGTTTTCAGGATTGGATTGACACTTGTAATTGTTGGCGAAAGGTTGTTGTCTGCGATCTCAACCCAGCCTGTTCCGTTCCAGTATTTCAGCAGATCGGCGTTGGTGTCGTAGTACATATCGCCGATTCTTGGGTTGGTCGGTGTGCTCGTTGAGAAATTCACATTTGGGGCTGTGAGTCTCTGAGCAGTCTCTAGTTTGCGCAGTCTTTGATCTAGGTCGCTCATGATCATGCGCAGGTCAAAGGGCTGGTTAATGTATGCCATGTCGCCTCAGTTCGTTGTCATGGTCAGGGTTAGGGTGACTCTCTCTGGGCCATCTTCGCCTGGCTGCACCGATAATCCTACGATCCGGTAGACCGCATCTAGCGTGTTTGGAAATCTTTCGTCTTGGATAATCAGTCGGGCATCGTCTCCGATGTTATATGTGCCGAGCTCTGGGGTTACATAGGCCGGCACTACGATCTTGATCGTGGTTGGTGGGTAGGCCACCGCCAGGACTTGCCCTGTTGCCAGCTCTTGCAGGTAGGTCGAGTCTGTTACATCGCTGTAGTTGGCTTGTTCCTCTAGGAGTGGCCAGCCGTCTGCCAGGAAGTTGGCATCTTGAGCCGATGCAATCAGTTTGCCTTCGTTTGATCCAGCTCCGAGGGCGTAGACCGTGTTGGCCGCGATTGCTCCATCCTCTGGGTATTCGTACTCAACAATGTTTCCGGCTGGGAATTCAAAGACCAGAGCTGCTGGATCGTTGATGTCGTAGACCGTTCCTGTGCGTGGGTAGCCCAGCACCAGGGTCTTTGTTGGCTCGTTGGTCAACGGATCGTAATCGACCGCTATGTTGAAGTCGAAGCCATCTTCTCCTCGGCTTAGATCCTGGAGGGCGTTATAGACCCCTTTTAGCTCGTAGTTGTAGTAGGTGCGCGAGAGCAGGATGCCGCTTGTTTCTGATCCAACAATGACCCCGATGTCGCCGCTTGGGGCTGCCTGGGCTGTGTTAATCAGGGTTCTGGCTATCACGAGCTGATCTATGTTGGCGAAGTCGATTGTGGTTGTGATCCGTCTGCGCTCGAAATAAGACTCGAATTCTCTGGCTGAAATGGACAGGGTCTGGTCTGCGCTGTTGTAGCTGCGCCCCCAGATCACGCCTCCCCAGATGAGATCTCCGTTGCGATCTACATATATAGCTGTGCGCCCTGGGATCGTTGAGGCGTTGACATTAAATTGGGCTGTCGTCATGCCCGAAAGGAGAAGGTGGCCTTGAAGTGTTCCTGCTTGATTGAGCTGCTGGGTGAAGCCGACTCCGGTTAGCGGTAGTTCACCGAGGATCTGGTTGGTTAAGAGGTCGGCAAATAAGTACCGATAGGTGGTAGTCATTACCGACCCCTTCCATAATTAGTTGCCAGCGAGCGCGGCGGCTTCTTCTTCAGTAAGTCCTAACGCGGCTAGTTTAGCGATAGCAGAGGCTTTTGCTTCGGCTTTGGCTTTTTGTTCTGCTTCCCATGCGGCTTTTTCTGCTTGATGTTTAGCCTCTAATTCTTTCAATTCGGCTATTTCTTCATCTGTCATATACTCAAGGATTTCTTCACCCGTTGTAGCATTTACAGTAAGTTTTTTTGGTCTATCTTCCATGATGTTTTCTCCTTTTATGACGCGGCTAATCCGTATAAATCAAATCGTGTAGTAGAAGTCCATGCTACTCCACTAGAACCAAGAAGTGAAATGCTTGATATTGCGGCAGTAGTATTTATGTTTCCTGTTACTACTGTTTCGTTGCCTGTAATAGTGCTAATCATTGGTGCGCCTGACCTGATAATACAATTTTTTTGTCTGCTTGTGTTTGCGTAATCTACTAACTGTATAATTGCTGTGCTATGCGTAGTAGTTGAATTGACAGCCAGCATAGGAAAGTAAATAGCATCATTTCCAGCACTAGCCGAGTATGTGTAAGAAGAATTGTCTGCTTGATTTGTGATGTAAGTATAAATAGAGGCGCTACTTCCATTTACTCTTAAAGCGCAACCAGCCACATCGGCATTGAAGTTAGAAGCGCCGCTTCCAATAATTACCAAATCTTTATAAGTTTGCGGTATAGAATTGAAGGTGAGCGTAACTGCGCCACCTGTTACTGAAGAAATTAAAGTGAATGTTGGCATTATGCTCTTAATACCCCCCAAATAGTCATAGTTGTTCCAGCCTGTAATTCATTTCCCCCCGCTAAAAATAAAGTAATGCTATTCAATGCGTTTGTTGTTTGACATAATCCCACGCCTGTATAGATTGAATTATTATTAGTAGTATTCCCAACGCCACCCACGGTCCACATCGCTTGCCGAGCATTTGCGGAAGCGTTGCCGTCTGAATAATTTTGGAATTCTAATTGCCCTACACACCAGCCTGATGTTGCTTGTACATTTTGTGACAAACCTATACGCCATTCAGTTTGCGCGGCGTATATTGCGCCATAAGCCGAACCCCCTTCGGTTATAAAATTTAATGAACTGTAACCTGTGGTTAGTCCATTCATTCGTAAATAAACAAATCTTGCATCGCCAGTAACGGCACGAAATGTAAAAGTAACAATTAAATCCGTATAACTTGATGGTATTGAACTAATTGTAAGCGTAGTTGCGTTTGCGCCCATTGTTGTTGTTGTGATGTAATCATAAGTCAATGCCATAATGCCCCCTATGAGATTCCGTATAATGAAACATAACCAACTTGCATTAAAGCAGATGAAAAAATAGTAATTGAAGAAACTGCGCCAGTTGTATCTAATTGACCAGCCATTTGGATATTACTGCCATTATCATAAGTGCTATCGTATCCACCACCATAAAATCTGACATTTTTGTTTATATTTGTAGAAGCATAATTAGCAAAATATCCTACAACACCCATTCTGTATGCTTGACTTAAATCACCTATTTTGAATGAGTTACCACTTATTTTTTGAGCAACGCCTGTTGTTGCTCCTGATGTTTGTGATAACAATTCATAATTATAACTTGCTGTTGTAGAGATGCCGTTAATACGCATAAATAAAGCCGAACTGCTATTACCGCGTAATGATGTTCGTAATTGTAAATGTTTGTAACTAGAAGGAATACTGCTAATAGTAATAGTGCTTGCGCCTGATAATGTGGTTGTTGTGATACTGTCAAAATTACCTGGCACAATAGGAGTGACGCTGTTAGAAGCGGCAGAAGCCGTAGAAGTTCCGTTTGCGTTTGTGGCTGTTACTGTGAATGTATAGGCAGTTCCATTTGTTAGACCAGTAACGGTAATTGGGCTTGAAGCACCTGTACCAGTGATAGAGCCAGGGCTTGATGTTGCTGTAAATCCTGTAATTGCAGAACCACCAGTAGCGTTTGCTGTGAATGTGACTGTTGCTTGACCGCTTCCCGCTGTTGCTGTTCCGATTGTTGGTGCTTGTGGAACGGTCGTTGCGGTGATGCTGTTAGAAGCGGCTGAGGCAGGGCCAGTACCGATTGCGTTTGTTGCGGTTACGGTGAATGTGTAGGCCACTCCTGACTGCAGTCCTGTCACGCTGATCGGTGATGATGCGCCTGTGCCTGTGAAGCCGCCAGGGGAGGATGTGACTGTGTATCCGGTGATCGGTGTGCCGCCTGTATAGGTCGGAGCTGTAAAGGTCACATCAGCTCGACCATTATTGAATGGGCGGCCGCTTGGGACATTGGTCGCTGTGCCGATCGTTGGTGCGCCTGGCACATTGCGATCTCCGGATGAGGCTATGACTCCAATGATTGGCATTAGGCAATATCTCCTACTACATACCAAGTGTCTGTGCCGGTCTTAATTAGAGTTGCCGATGAATTCTGTACGCGCAGTTTTGGAGCTGTGGAGGTTGCTCCTGTTGAGGCTACTGTCACTCCGCCTGTGCCTTGAATTGTGATCTGTCCTGATCCTGTTTGAATCACCGTAATCTGTGTTCCTGTCGGGAAGGCTACAGATGAGTTCAATGGAATTGTGATTGTTGCTGCTGTTGCGCCGTTGCTGGCTAAGAGTATGTCGCCTTGATCTGCAAGAGCTAAGGTGTAGGCGTTTGCAGAAAAGGTTGGTGTTGCTAGAGGTTGTCTGATGACCGCATCACTAAATGTGCCGCCGCTTATTGTCGGGCTTGTGCCAAATACAAGTGCGCCTGATCCTGTTTCATCTGTCACCGCAGCTGCAAGGTTTGCCGATGTTGGTGTGCCTAGCCAGGTTGCCACTCCTGATCCAAGTGAGGTTATTCCTGTGCCGCCGTTCGCTACAGGAAGCGTTCCTGTCACTCCTGTTGTCAGCGAGACATTGGTAATTGTGTTATTCGAAGCATTTATTGTTTTGTTTGTTAGCGTTTGGCTGTCGCTTGATCCAACTACATCACCGCTTGGTATTGCTTTTTGCGCTGCTGCACCATCGATGTTGCCAGATGCATTTGAGAGCACGAAACTTGAGGCTGCTACTCCAGATACTGTGTTGTCATCTACGCTAATTGTTTTGTTTGTCAGCGTTTGAGATCCTGTGAGTGTCGCTACTGTTGAGTCGATTGCAAGCGTGACTGTGCCGGATGTGCCGCCTCCGGTCAATCCTGTTCCTGCTGTTACACCTTCAATATCTCCTGTTACTCCGGAGATGTTATAAGCAAGTGAATTCCATGCTGTTGATCCATTACCGATCTTGGCTTTGCCTGTGTCGGTTTCAAATCCTAATTCTCCAGCAGCAAGTGTCGGGTTTGCTGATGTCCATTCGGCTGCTGTTCCTCGGCGGAATTGAACTTGTGTTACGACTGCCATTATGGAGTACCCCCATTGATCGTTTGCGTTGCTGTCGTGGTAGGACTGCCGCCGTTGTATGGAGCTATGCTATCAAAGACACCGGCATCGACCGCAGTCAATGTGGTTGGTGTTGAGACAGCGACCCATTGTGCTCCGTCATAGACCATGAGTCCTGAAGTCGTGTTGTAGTAAAGATCTCCGGCTCTTAGCGATGGCGTATTGATCGCTGTTGCGCTCGCCGGCACATTGGTTGGCGTTAAGGCTAACCGACTCATGCAATGTCACCTACAACCAGCCAATTGTCAGCTGATGTCTGGATCGCTGTTGCTGTCGAGTATTGAGCTCTTAGTGTTGGCTGCGCCGCAGTTGCTCCTGTTGATACAACGGTGACTCCGACTGCGCCTTCAATGGTCACCGTTCCTGTGCCGTGATAGCGAGCAATTGTAATCTGTGCTCCTACCGGTAATGCCACAGATGAGTTGAGTGGGATCGTTACGGTAGTTGAGGTTGCGTTTGCGCAGGTTACTAATTTTCCATCATCGCTTAGTGCCAGGGTGTATGTGCTCCCTGTTTGTGCGTTGGTTGTAATGCTGTTGCGTAGTGTTACTGATCCGGATGATCCTCCGCCGGCTAGTCCTGCTCCTGCTGTTACTGCGGTTATGTCACCGACTGGTAAGTTTGTTGTTACATCCACGCGAGTGTCGGTTATATCGCCGCTATTGATCTGTGTAACTCCTGCACCGACTGCGATTGTTGCTAGTGAAATGCTGTTTGCAGGTGTTGCCGGTGCTGTTGGTGAAGAAGCCGGTGTTCCTGCAACTACTTGAAAGATTACATCATTGAATGCGCCTGAGTAGTAGGCATCTTGAACGGTCACCACTACGCGATCGATGCGTGGGTTGGTTGGATCTGCTGTTGTTACGGTGAGCACTTGGGTTGCATCGTTGTAGGTTGTGTATACGCCCATGTTTGCTTGCGTTGTTCCTACGATCGCTGCCCATCCTGCTGCTACTCGGACTGACATGCCGGCAGGAGAGTTTGGCGTTACGGCTAATGAAGATGATCCGATGATGCCTGTCGTTGCAAACAGGGCTTGCATCGTAAGGCGATCGTTTTCGGCTGGATGCGATCCGTTTTGTAGCCACGAAGGGGGTGTGCGTAGTGTCATATCGCTCCTAGATGTAGGCAGACTGCCATGTTACAACCGCCTGGGTTGTTCCAGCCAGAGTTCCTGTTCCT